GCTCACGGTGGTACCAGAGGCTACCCCACCCCCCACAATCGTCTGCCCGACCTGTAGAACGCCGTAATTGACCGCTGTGACGGTCATGGTCGTGCCAGCGATCGACGCGGTGAACATTGCCCCGCCGTTGGCCGTCGTTCCGGCGAAGTATGTCCCCGGCATCTTCTTCGCGCCGCCCTCAACAAGCGGTACAAAATTCTCCAGCGTCTTGCATGCGGAGGAAAATTTGGCGAGGTCGCTTCTGCTTTCGCAGAGACCGCTGATCTCGCCCGTGTTCATGCTATTAATCAACACGTTCGGCATCAGTAGCGCCCCCCGGAATAGCGCCCTGCATGAATCCAGTTGTAATTCCCGCTCTCATCGGCCAACCAGTCGCATTCCTGTTGAGCCGCAGCGGAGTTGAGTGTCGTGAAGTACATCTGCATCATGCTCTGAGCCTTCTTCGCATCCTCTGTGACGGGAACGGCCAATGCAGCAGCCATCCGGTACGTCGCAACATCAGCAAGTCCAGGAGTTATCTGCGTAAAATCTGTAATGAGCCGGATGTAGTTGATGACGATGGGGCAGACGGTAGTGTAAGTATCGCAGTGCGGATAGTTGCTCAGGAGATTGTTGGTATACGAAACTCCATCTGCGCTCAGAACCGCCTCTATGACGTACGGCGCTGCCTCGTGCGGGTGTACTGGAATGTCACGATGACGGAACCATCCATATCCATCACCGCCCCAACCCCACACGGCTCCATCGGCAATGCGGCGCTCTTCCGGTATCTCGCGTGGCTTAACTAGCCTCAAATAATCCGCTGGCAGTGCGTAGGCAAACTTGTATCCTCCCGCTGGAGATTGCGCGTTCTGTTGCAAAGCAACCCGCGTCTTGGCGCACTTCCATTCACGCTCGGATAGCACGCTGGGCCAGATCATATTCCATGCCACATTCGCTTTTATGGCGTTGGGAGTTTGCTCAGTCAGAGAGCCAATAGTCCCACGCGCCCCTAACAACTGCAAACTCATATTGGATATGGACACGGGCGAATAGTTCATCGAGACTCCCTAAAGAAAAGCGAGGACAGGGCAATGCCCCGCCCTCGCCGGTGAATGGTGAACCGTTCTAAGCCGCTGCCGCTTCCAGCCTGGCCTTTTTCGCAGCGCGTCCCTTTGTGAGTGCTGCGACTAGTTGAGCCTTGCGTTCCTTGCTCATCGGCCCCTTCTTGAGTTTCCGCTTGTCAATCTTGGGCTCGACAACTTCCTTGACTGTTGCCGTTGCCACAACAGGCTCATCTCCCGGCTTTGGAGCACGTCCCTCATGGCCGGGATACTGGAAAAGCCAGTCGCCTCTAAGTGTCTTCAAGGTAGCCAGTTGGCTATCCGTGTCGATCTCATAGAGGCCGTCAGGCAACGGCCCGGCATCGGGATTGTACGCTTTGCTGGCCTGACTATCCCAGGCAAACGCAAGGCACTTTGCATGAACAAGCATTATTGCTCTCCTCCAAGCTTCGGTCCCCACCACGAATAGATGGAACCGACATAGCCGTTGTTGGCCGGCGTGTTGACCGCATTCCAGCGCAGGAACTCAAGAACAGAGTTGCCTGCAACCGGAATCCAGTAGTGCGCCCCCTGGACCTGAAGCTGCGCGATGGTCAAAGACCGGGTGGCGATGATCGTTGTGGCACCTGTCGCCGCCCCGGTTTCCACGTTGAAAGCAATGCTGTTGAGCGAGTTCCCGTAAACCGGACCGGAAACGACGATGTGAACGCCGAACGGGATTCCACCATCGCCCACAACTTCGGGCGGATAGGAGTATCCCTTCTCGGTCAAAGACGGGAATGCGGAGATGAGGGGGTTGGATGTGCCAGGGTTCGGCGCTCCAAAGTCAAGCTCCAGGTTGCTCTGCTGTGAGGTTGCTCCGACAACCAGCAAGTCTCCCAAGAGCGCAGGGGTTGCGAGAATGGTTGCGCTAGCTGACAGTTGCGGGTTGCTGACAGTGTAGGTGCCAACTCCGTTTGCGGCGGTAATGGCGGTAATGCCTGTCACGATGGTAGGGCCACCCACGGTAGAGATGTTGGCTCCCGTAAGCGAATCCCCGACCAAAAGTTCAGACCCAGCAGTACCGGCCGTGATGGTCAATACCCCAGTCGTCGCAATCGAACCGGTGAACGATTTGGCGGTGGAAGTAATCGGACCGAAGGCCGCTGTTCCAGAGCCGTGAAAAAACTGCATTGCGTCTAAAAGCATGATGACTCTCCTTCTAGCGACATCGGCTAGCTGATGATGGTTTCCGAGTTGGAAATCTTTTCGGCCATAACGACCTGGATTCCCTGGAAGCGCGTAATACGCCGCGATCCCCAGATGTCGCCGGTCTCCGCGTTTTGCGTGTAGTAGCCATTGGTTTTCTGTGAGACCGCTCGGATGTTCATCTCATTCAGAATGGCGCGACTGCACAGAATCACCGTGCCGGGAGCATTACCCGCACCAGGAAGATTGCCCAGTGCCTGAATGAGCAGGTTCTCATCGAAGCCACCCGCCTGCAACGGAACTGGGTTCACGTTGGCAACGCGTTGAGCGCAGCGTTCGTCAACGATCTGAAGTCCCAAGCTCCATTTGCACTGAGTGACATACGCCATCAGTGCCCTCGATTGACCGAGAACTCCACTCAGGGCGGTGGCCATTGTCCACGGAACTTTGCCGATGGTGTTGATTTCCAGGCCTGCCGGACTACTGGCGGGGTAGATTGCTTGAACCTTGTCTTTTCCGAATTCGACCGCCCAGATGCTTGTGGCGTTGCCGGAGGTCAGCCCGCTGTTGTAAGCATTCGCAGGCCAGCTTCCGTCTCCGTTGGGAACCGATTCAAGATTGTTGATTCGTGTTGCCAGGCCTCTGATTCCACCAAGATCGGTAGCCGGGTTTCCGTAAAACAATACGGATTCGATTTTCTGCTTGAAGCCCTCGATCTTGTTGCTGATCTGGTCCGACATATACGCCGAGGGATCGGGTTGAAGGTCGGCAAACGCCGCATCTTGAACATCCCAATTTTCCCACATGGCAATATCGTCGGTGATGTTGGTGTTCTTGGAGTTCGTAATCACGGCTGCTTCATTGAACCGGCGCGTTGCAGGAACGTCCAGGTAATCGGTACGCCGAGCGACGTTGAAAAGCATGTTGTTTGCCGGGACGAAAGGCAAGAACTCAAGCAAAGGGCAAGCGCGGGCAAGCACCTTTGCGGGCTGGACAAACTGCGCACGGGCATCCGAGGACGAGTAGCTGTTGATTACATCCGTCATCGTGGTGTAACCGAGTTGCGAGGCATCTGCCATGGCGATAATCTCCCCTTAGAGAGGCCTAAATCCTTGCTGGCGGAAGATTGAATTTACTCAAATCGTATCCGGCCTTAGGCGTTTCCGCCCTCTGCCCTGACCCGCGCAAAGATGAATCCTCTCCGGTTTTTGCGGCCACGTTCAACAGGAAGCGCATCATCGTAGTTCGGTTGGCGCTGCTTTCAGCTGCAAACGCCTTGTCGAATTCGACTTCTGTTTTTCCCCATTGCTTCCATAGCCGCGACACGAGCACTACGCTCGCATCGTATTTGTCGCCCAACTCGGTTTTCAGCGTTTCAGCCGCCTTGGTATTCTCTGCGAGAATCTTGGCGTTGTGCGCTTCCACCATTGAGGTCAACTGAGCATTCAACTTCCCTTGAAGAGCTTGAGCGGTTTTCTTGGGGATACCCTCAGAAAACAAGGTGTCTTCCCAATACTTGTTCCACTCAGGTGCATTCTTCTTCTCAGGGTCTAGCTCATAACCTTCCGGCTTATCGGGCCGTCCGAGTGAGGTGTAGAACTTATCGCGCTCTTCCGGCGTAGCATTCTCGCCCAGTTTGGGGATCGAGTTCGCCAACTTCCCCTCGTACTCTTTGGCTTTGTTCGCCGTTTCGAGATGGGCCTTTGCAAAGTCTCCCACCGTGCGATACGGCTTGAAAGCCTCATTGTCTCTGAGGTCGCTAGGCAAACCCGCTAACCATCCCGGCGTCTGCGTCTGCTGGTTGCCCTGTGCTCCGGTAGTTTCACTTCCCGTTACGGGTTGATCGACAACTGCATCCATTTGCTGCTCCTTCAAAAATCTTTGGGCCAAGAAAAGACGCGGAACCGAGTGATCGAGCACTCGATTGCCGCGTCTGTCTTACTTTCGCCGCTCTCAGTCTGGCCGGACTCTGAGCGGACCCAAATTGTGAAAAACCAAACTCTATCCGTTCCTGAGCATCACACCGCCGTTGTTCCCGGTATGCACGATTTCAGACATACTGCCGGTTGCGGCCAGGAATGGAACGACTGCGGTATTGGTTGCGTTTCCTGCGATCTGTACGGTGACGCTATAGGTCGCCGTCGCCAGATTCCAGAGAAAGAAGTGATGCCCCGGCTGGCAGGTGGGGAGAACAATCGTCACAGCCCCGGTCGGGGTGATGGTGATGAGGGAGGCTCCGGCCTGCTGCGCATTGAGAGTGATGGTGCTGGCTGCTACGGTTCCAAGGTCAAGCTCGCCATATGTCTCAAGACTCGCCTGCGTCTGAGTAGATTTGGCGACAAACCCGCCGCGCTCCGTGGGAATGCGGAGTGCATCCGCTCCCGGCCAGTTCACACCGCCATACGTTGGACTTGGATTCGCCACTTCAACCCTCCACGATTCCTATTAGAGCATCCACTTCGCTCATTGTACCGCTCATCCTGGCAATTGCAATAGCCACATTGTACTCAATCCGCTCCACTTCGTTGTTCAATGGAACCCCGAAGTGATTTGAAACGAGTATATCACCAAGCACTTTCCGACCCTCAGTCGAGCTAAACACGCTCCGGTAATACTGCTTCATTTTCTTATCGGCAATCTGTCTGGCGTCTTCTTCCGGCGTGTAGTCAATCATTCGCCTGGCTCCTTACCGCCGCCCATCATGGTTTTGAGAGGGCTGTCCGGCTCTGCCGCCTTGCCGGCCAGTGCCGCCGCCTTGGCAATCTTAGGTGCGTTCTCAATCTGCTGCTGCTTCTCCTGCTGCTTCTGAGCCATCTCCCGTATCTGAGCAATGGCCTTTGGGTCACGTAGGCACGTTGCTGGACCGCCTACCGCGTCCCATGCCTCGCGCACCATCTCATCCGTGTCGAGAGCGTGCATGGCGAGAGGATCGAACTGTGTGATTGACGTAATCAGAGCCACTCCGGATTGAATCGCCCGGACCTTCGTTACCCTGGTCTGTGCCTGAGACAAGAGGCCCAGATATTGCACCTTGATTGGCTCATGCTCGGAATCTTGAAGAATTTGCGGAACTTCAGGAATGCGTCCTGCCCTTGCCTCAATGTCGAACACCCTGGCAATCATGGGGTTGAACCCTTCCGATTGCAGGTTACCGACAATGGTTCCGAGCAGCGCCGCCTTCTCGGTCATCAACTCATTGATTTGCGCCGTCACCATACGCTCAGTGGCACCGCCCTGCGCCAATTGCGTAAGCAGGGTGAACACATCTGTGTGGAAGTGCTGGTTGATGATCTGCGCAACTTTGCCCTGATACTCCGTATTGAACGGAAGGTTTTGGACGCCGGTCGTTAGAGGTTGCGGCATGATCTGGCGAATGTCGCCACGGTTGGTTGGGATGAATGTAAAGCCGTTCGGGCCACGCTGAATCTTTCCCCGCTGGTCCTCATACGCCACCATCGGAGGTTCAGCCGCTTTCTGGGCAGTAATCAGATTGGTTCTCCCCATCTGATTGTCCAACGCGATGGCGACCCAAGCATCGTGCGCCGGAGAGCGACCGTAGGATTCGTCTGAATTCTTCCTCCATCTCCAACTCAGTATCGGCATAGAGTCGTAGCCGCCCTCGGACAGCATCTTCAATCCCTGATCCCCGTCCGCTCCGAGTATCTTTCCGCCCTTTCGATACACCCAATCGGATGCCCATTTCTTTCCCTTGGCATCTATGCGCCCAGGGTTGTAATCCTTGCGGGGATAGACCGCATGGAGAACTTCGCGCTGCTCGTGCATATTGCTTTCGTAGTCATGCTCGAAGTTCGTATCGGCCTTCTTCATTTCGTCCAAGCCGAACTGCTGAACGAACTGCCGAAGCGTCATTTTGTAGACGCGATAGTTTGTGTCGACCTGGCCAAATCGGTTTTCCGCGATGAAGCATTCCCGGAAATGGGGAACGGTGAAAATGATGGTTGCCGTCGAAACATCTTCTTCTATCAGCAAGTGGGCCGTACCTGGAGCAGACCCATCACCGATGAATTCCGGCACTACATCATAGAAATTGCTTCGGTTGAACGCTGAATACATCACGTCTTGGCAGTCTTGAATCCACCGCTGGACTTCTGGGTAGGAATCGACTCGCTTTCCGGTCCATGCTCTCATCCGGCTTGTGCACGGGAAGTTTAGTTTGCCGGGAAGTTCCAGTCCAAACCAAGGTTGATTGCGAGAACAGAGATACCCCACCATACCCTTGACCAGAGTGTTGTGGGCAAGCATGGCGGAGTCGGCGAAAATCTCTAATCCGGTGGGCTGGCCGGGCCACAAATCCTTGTCTTGCACGCCCCGCCTGCCGTGGTTGACGTACATGATGATGTTGTCCACCATCCATTCCCACGGAAGTCTTTCTTGTGCAAGCACTTGTAGATATTTCTGAGCATCCTTGGCTCGTTCGTCGGCGGAGCGGTCGTTGAGCCGGGAGGGTGCATATCCCCCGGAGTACATATAAGGCGAGGCTAGACCGACAGAAGCCATTATTCCCCCAATGTCGCTTTCCCTACTGTAGCATTACCGCTGGTCATCGGGCTTTGCAACATCGTGCTTGCCATACCCCGGCGCTGTGTCAATGCCTGAGCCTGAGCCAAAGCCGACGCCTGAGCCGCCTGAGCCGTCTGTTCATTGGTTTGTGCCTGAGTGGGAGCCACGGGTGTGGAAGGCTTGCTGACATCCGCATAGATGCCCTCACCAACAGCCGCTGCGCCGATAATCAATGCCGCTGAAATGCTTCCTGCCATCCTATTCTCCCGTAACCACTATCGTATCACCGCTTCCATCGCGGCGAGACATCAACTGATCGGACTCTGCAAAGACTTCATCCTCAGCCTCTTCAACAGTTCCAAGAGCGGTCGGGTAAATCATCGTCATCTCAACCGGCCCATGAGTCCAAAAGAACTGCTTCCGCCCCGCGCATCCGGGAATGACATTGTATCCAGTCAGCTCAACCCTTTGATCGCCGATCAACACTGAACAGTCTCCATGAACGATAAGAACAGTTGCCAACTTGATAAGCGAACCCATCATCTTTGTCCCCGGTTGGAGACGAATGGTTCTTGCATACATTCCGCCGTGGAATAGATGTTCTGTGGCGAGTTCGATCTGGGGGTAAGAGAGGATGATTTTGTTGATTTCGTTCAGTTGCTCGAGAACGGCTGGCGAAGCCGGGAACATGGCAATCGGTAAAGGTGCCGTCAATGTGCTCATAGCCACCTCGTAAACATGGTATGGCTGGCCTTGCAACCGGGGCGATGGGACAACACCACATCCAAAGGACTTCCTACCCTGGCGGTGTACAGCAGGGCCACACATCCATTCCTGATCGAGAAGCTCTCGACGGTAGACAGCAGGGCATCTGCGGTGCCAAGTTTCCTGTGAGACGGCAGAGCAAACAGACTTTCTATCGTGGCTATTCTCTTTCCATTGTGCGGCATAACGCCTGCAACCACAGAGACAAATCCTACAAGAACATCATCCGAGTATGCGCCAAAGCAGTGAAGCGCCCCTGAATTCTCCATCGCGGCGTATATCTGGCGCTGTGGGTTGTAGTCGGGCATCACGCAGTCTTTCGAGTAGGCGTCCAACAGTTCTGCCGAGTTGGGAGCATCGAG